CAGATAGTGCTCAGTCATCGATACGGAAGAATGGCCCATCAGGCTTTGCACCTGGTCAATTGCCCAACCAGATTCGCTCAACAACGCGCCGCCGAGGCTGCGGATTTCGTGAAAGCTTGGTGGACTCGCACCGCTGATGCCGGCGGCTTCGCGTGCATCTTGGAAAGCTCTCGTCAGCTGCTCGGGCATGACTTGGGTGTAGTGTGTCCGCGTCGCTGCCCGCTTATCCGATGGCCGCGCACGATCCGGCAGACGATGAACCACGAACGGCGAAAGCACGGCATCGCGCGCCTGAGCCAAAAGAGTGGCCAGCTGCTCCCCAATTTTGATCTTCAATTTAACCAGTGTGCTGCCCTCGGTTTTCAAGGGCACGACCCAGAGAAAACCGTCGCGCACGTCGGCAAATTTCAACGACACCACATCCTCTCGGCGCAGCAGCGTCAAGAGCGAGAGGTCCATGGCCAGGCGAAGCCAGGGGTCGGCCTTCTCCCAGATGGCGGCGTAGATCTCCTTTGTCAGGCGCTGCCGCTTCCGCTCGTGCTGGAAACGGCGCGTGGCTAACACCGGGTTGGTGTCGATCCACCCCTCCTGCACAGCGCACGCCATGATCCATCCAAGTACTAGGCGGAACTGCTGACGCGCGCGATCAGACTGGGTGACTGCTCGGATGAACTCGGCGCAGTCTTTAACTGTCACCTCTTCCACCTGCCGGCTACCGAGGCCTACCTCGATGCGGCGAATTACGCTTCCGTAGACTTCGGCGGTCTTCGGTGCCCAGCCGCGCGAGGGGATGTCATCGCGGCGGAACACCGCGATGGCGTCGGCCACCGTCTCATGCGAGCCCACAACGCGATCTACCAGGTCGTTCCCTGGCATCAGCATGGCGTTGAGCTTCTTGGCCGCGGCGAAAGCCTTTGCCTGATCGCGACCCATGAACGTCTCTTTCCGTGTGATTGGGTGCCGGTACTTGAACCCATCCCGATTCGGATAGAGGTTGGCCGGCCATCCTTGGCGAGCCTTACTACGTGGTCTCGGTGTCATAAATCATCCTGCCTTGAGTACGCGCTCGACCAAATCATCTCCGTCGGCGAGCCATTCGTGTTCGTCGATGAACCACGTGCCGCCCACTTTCTTGCCTGGGATCTTCCCGTCGCGGAGCCAACGTTGCAGCGTAGCGACGCTGGGGCGGCTGCCAGCATCAAAGTAGACGTCCAGCCATCTGTCCGTGGTTAGAAGTTTCATCGCGCGCGCTCCCCGGATCGCACCCGTGGCTCAATGCCGTAGGTCTCTGCAAGGCAGTTCGTCCAGCGATAGGCAGTTGCCTTGCTCACGTTGAAGCGGCAACGGACTGCAGCGATGGTTGGAAATCGGTCCTGCTCGTGTGCCCACTTCATGAATTCCATCACGGTGCGCATGTATCCGTAGCCAGAGAGATCGTGCCGAGGCACGACCTTCCGGGCATGCGGTCCTCGCGCTGGATCAAGTCGAGAAGAGAAGTCCAGGGCGAAGGTTCCTATGGTCGGCGTCATGTTCATACGAACAGGTTCAGTTGGGCTGCCATTGCGGGCGAGGCTTGGGCAGCGGACCTCAGGGCTGGGCGCGCGACGCGTATAAGGCAGTCGCCTTGGCCGCGCATCTGCCAAGGACGGCCAGCAATGGGAACGAGGTCGTGATATCCGCCGCCGCCTCGGATGGGGTCCTTGATCTTGATCTGGTAGTAGCTGCGGCCACCGAAGTTGGCGTGATGGCCGGGCAGCGCCCTCACTGACATAACGGTAAAGGTCGGCGACGCCTGGAACCACGGGCTGGCTCGGACAATTGGCTCACAGCTCCACGACCCTTCGAAGTCTCGGCTAAGGCTGATGACCTGGTCGCCGACCTCGAAGGGCGTTAGATCGCCGCCGCAAAGGTGCGCGGACGAGTAGATCGGCGGGAAGAGGTCTCGAAGCGGAAACAGGCACCCGCGACCATTCGCGTCGCTGAACTGCGTCAGAGGGAAGTAAGCGACCGCGATGGTGTCACTGCCCATCAGGTAGTAACCAGATCCGCATGGGGTGGGGCCACCTTCGACGCATCGACCGACCGCCTGCCGAGACCAGCCGCTTTTGAGCCGACCCGTTACGATGGCTTCGGCAATCTCGAAAGCGACTTCCCAGTGCATCACCCGGTCCCGGTTAACGTCAGGCATGGTTCGGCTTCCGGTGTAGCTGGGTGCGCAGGTCGCACGGCGGGGTGACCGTGGCCAGAGTGGTGGCGGCGCCTGCGGGCCTCTCGTCGTCCTTTGGCCGATTGCGGCCAGGAGCGCGGGCTTCGTTGATCTGACGGCGGGTCAAATTCGGACTGATGCGGGTGATGCCGAGTACTTCAATCTCACCGCCGCTCTTGCGAAAGGAAGCAAGGAGCTCTGCCAGTTCATGACGTTCCTTGTCCTTATGGATGACGGTGGTGCTGTTGTTACTGCCGGTTGGCATCGAGCGCTCAAAGAGCGCGCTGCGACGGGTCATTTGGGTTCCTTCGGTTGCACGTTACGCACGGTCACACCCTGCCGGTCCAGCCAGCGGCGCGCCGATTGCATGGATTTGTGGGAGAGCGCGTACTCGCCAGCGCCAATTCGGAGCTGGCGGCCGCGCACCGATGTGACGCGGCTGGTGGTGGCCGATACTTCAGTAGGGGTGATGCTGTAAGGGCTCGGATACAGGCCCGCCCAGATCCAGCCGGCGCAGACCAAGAGAACCAAGGTGTTGCCTCGGTTACCCGTAGGGAAGGACTGCTCAATGGGCAGCACGTGCACGCTCACGACACTCCGTTCAGGCGGGCGATGGCGGCACGGATCCGCTCCAGCTTTTCGCCTTCCCTACCGAATACCGTGAGCATTGTTTCGGCAAGTTCCAAGGCGCCGATGGCTTGCTCAACTGCGGCAATCGCCTCGTTGGACCGAACTTCCCCCGCTACGGCATCGGCGGTGCTGAGATCCTCGCGAAGCAGCAGCCTGGTCAATGCGAGGTCGGCATTGGAGCGGAGCAATGCAATGAGCTTGCTTTCCATCACGCAACTCCCGCTTTCTGCACGGACGCTGCGATCAGCGCGCCGGCCTGCTCCTGCCCGAGCCTGGTGAGCGTTGCCTTGGTCGGGAACTGGGGGTCGTCGTAATCGATCAGGGCCCGTTCGTAGAGCCAGTTGACGACCCGCCGGGTGAAGATGGCAGCGGGCTGCTTAGGTGAGTAGAAACCGCCGCGCGTGCGCTTGAGGGCATGCCCCGTGGCGCCGCTGGCGGTGATGAGCGCGGCGCGCTCGAGGGGCTTGAGAGGGGCGGCCATTGCTTTCTCCAGGTCAGGCCGCGTGCTGGGCGGGCAGGCGCGCCAGCACGTCGCCACGGGCGCGGGCGAGGTGGGAAATCGGAATCAGTTGAGCTGCCAAGCCAGGGTCGGTCCAACGCAACTCGGCAATCGCGAGCGATGGACTGGGCACAGTGGCTTTCTGGCAGAGGTGGCACTCGAAATGGATCAAGGCCGGACAGGGAGCGCCCAACTGGTGACCGATGGGGGCGCCAAGAGTGGTCACGATTTGCGGGCGGTGGCCCGGGTTGCACAGGGGAATCGAAGAGGGGGTGGGGCGGGCCGTCTGCATCGCATCAGCCCCGAACCGAGGTAAAGGCGCCGAAGCGCGCCTTTGCTGCATCGTGGTCGGCGTGTGCCTGGCTGATTTCAGCCAAGCGAAGTGGCACGACGATGGCCGCGACGAAGGCGAGGGCGGCCCATGCAACTCGATACCGGCGGTTCATGCCCGAACCTCGGCTGCCATGTCCCGAGACTCGGCCTCAACGCGACGGGCCGCGACGCCCATTCGGCGCGAACGGCGCAGCTGGTTCCTGCTGTGTTCGCCTGCGCTCCTGGCGCGGAGTACGTTGGCACGGGTGTGGTCCCGAGCAGCCTGCGCCAGCAGGCAGGACGCGGCTTGGAGCGGCAGCGGGGCCTTGGGCAGGGAGTCGACAGCGGTTCGGTAGGACATGGCGCTCTCCGTAGAAAAGGAGGGCGCCGGCGGGCCTATTGCCTGGGGATAGGCATCTCCGGCTCAGCAGGGGAGGGCTGGGCCGTAGTGGCGACCCGCCGGTCGCCCGTCGGCTGGGGTGCCGACGGAGCGATCCTATACGCAAACGAATTACTAATGCAATACCTAAACGAATTAGTTCGTCGGGCGCGCCGGCGGGGCGTATCTCGCCTCGATGGCTTCAACCTGCCGGCGCTTGGTTTCCGCGCATTGCTGGCTGGCGCTGGTCATTTGGCTGTCAGCGCTCACTCGCTCAGTAGTGACGGACTGCTGGAGCCCCGCCACTTGGCTGCGGATGCCTGCCTGGAAGGTTGCGCCGGCGAGATTGTTCCGGGCCAAGGCTGCCTCCCGAGTGAGCGCCTGCATTTGGCGCTCGTAACCTGCGATGCGTTGCTCTGAGGGTCCGTAGATACGGCTTCGTGCTGCGGTCAGGCAGTTCCGTTCTGCGATGCCTGCGTCGGAGATGTCTGTACTTTTGAACACCGTCTGCCGGTTTGCTGCTTCGCCTGCTGTCAATGTTGCTGCTTTGCCGCTTCGAACATCATGCGGCTTGCTGTCCTTTGCGCAAGGATTCTGGGCATACACGGTCTCGCCGTTACTGCCTTTGCACTTGTAGACCTGAGCTGTAGCAGCACAGGGGAGCAGCATCATGGCTGCAATCGCAAACGACCTCATGACCACTCCTTGTCCTAATTGTTGTTCGGAAAAGCTACAGCCCGCCACGGCCACTTCGGTCGATCACGCGACCGATGATGTGAAGACCAGACACTTCATCCGCGGTAAGAAATTCGTCCGGGTACTGGGTCTTGTCGGGATTGTCACTGACGATGCGCAGGCGACCGTCAGCTGTCCTGTATAGCCGCTTGACCTTGATGTCTGGGTAAGGGCCTGGCGTCATAAAGACATAGACCCGCCCGTCAGCAACCTCTTTGTCCCCTGTGTTCACGGCGATCCGATCACCGTTGAATAGGGTGCGCTCCATGCTGTCGCCGAAGACCTTCATCACCTTCACGTCTTCAGGCTTCGCGCGTACCTGGTGGAACCAGCTGAGCTGGTAGGCCATGCGGAAACTGGTTTCCACAAACTCGGGGGCAGGTGATCCATGCCCGCCTGACACGATCACATCTACGACTGCCACCAATACTTCCCTGTCACCATCTAGTTCATCTCCATGTTCGAACGCCTTCACGGCATATGCCGGGATCGTCCCCGCCTTGCCTGTGTGAGAGGGGGGCAGCCCGGTGCGCATTTGCTCAACCGTGACTCCAAAGTAGTCCGCGAGTGGCCTCAATGTGCCGTCGCGTGGGTCAGCGGACCTGCCGGCCAGCACCCTGTGAATGGTGGGCTGGGGTACGCCCGTCTCCGTGGCCAAGCGGTTCTCGCTCAGGCCCCGCAACTCCATCAACTGGCGGAGGTTCTTGGAAATCGTATTCATTCGTGAATTGTCTGTTGCCAGTTGGCGTCGGGCATAGATCGTTTGGGTATTGCCAAGCTATTCGTTTGCGTATAATTTGCATCGCCATGAACCCACAAACCGCAGTTGCCACCCTGATCGCCCTTGGCTGGAGCGAGTCCCGCATTGCCAAGGAAGTGGGTACATCGCAGCCCACAGTTCACCGAATCAAGCATGGTCTCCAGCGCCGAGGCGTCTCCTTCGAGACGGCGAAGGCGGTCATTGACCTCGCAGAATCCGAGCAGACGGCCGCGGCCGACGGGTTGAGTCCATGCGGGAGCTGATCGAATTCATGCCCGACCTGGGCAATTCGGACATTGGGCCGGTGCTGGATCAGTGCCTCAATGGCGTCAGCGACGGGGCCGGCCTAGTGCTCACTGCTGACACTTGGTCGGCGCTGCGTGGGCGTCTACAAGTCGCAGCGTCACCGCTTCATTGGCGGGAGGTGCCGACGAATGCGTGAAGTTGCCAGCCGCCGGGAAAAAGAAGACCGCCACTACAGCGCCAACGCCATAACTCGCGCTGTAGTGGCGAAGGATGCCGAACCGCATTTGCTGCTGGAAATGGATGATCTCGCTCATGGCCTGCATCTTGCGATCGGTGCCGCCTGCAGCGGAACGATGAAATGCGCAGCATTTCAGGGGGCGGCATGACCTGCGCTCGCTCGGACATCTACTGGCGCGACGCGGCATACAACGCCGTGATGAAAATGCCAGGCAGTGTGAACGCTGCTGCTGCCTATCTGACTGAGCGGCGCGGCGTCAGCATCAAAGGAGAGACCCTGCGTAAGAAGCTGCGCGGCCTGGAAGGCGAGTCCATCTCCATGGAAATGCTGGAGATGCTGACGGAGTGGATGATGGAACTGACAGCAGGTACCCCGGTGGCTACCGACTGGATCCTGTCACTCGCCGCGCAGTTCAATCTGGCAGTGGATCACGTGCCTGCCGCACCCGAGGCCGGATGGACCGATGAGATCGCCGCAATCAGGGACAAGCTGCTGCACGTTTCCAAGTTCTGCGGGCAGTTGTCTGCTGTTGCGCTGGATGTTCTGGCGGACAACCAGGTGACGCTGGCCGAGGCAGACAAGATGCTCGATGCGCTCCAAGCGCTGCGCACCATGTGCCATCGCATGGAACGCAACCTGCGGCGGGCATTGAAGAAAGGTCGGCGGCGTGAATGACGTGGCCATCTACCGACCGCCCCGGGCACGGACAGTGAACGGTCGTCGGATCATCAGTGCCGCAGTGCGCGCAGAGATCGAGAACATCGAACGCCTGCTGTCCGGAGCAGAGCCCGGGCCGGTGGGCGATGAGGCATTGGCCGAGCGCGACCGCCTTTGGAGCGCGCAGCAAAACAGGGAAGGGCAGCAGTGCAACTTGCCCTTGGGGAATCCGGATCGCCATGACCATCACTGACCTTGCCCCATCCCCCCGGGGTGGCATCGAAGAGCCGCGCGAGCGGTTCAGTTTCGCTGAACTTTCGAGCCTGAACGGCGAACCTGAACGGGCGCCAGTCGATGGGTCCTCCCCGGGTCGGCCCATTGCGGGTAACCAAACGCGCACTGGTCGTGTAGATAGCGGCTCTGGAACTTACTGAATGTCTGCGAATTACGATGATGTACATGGCCAGCTGACCGATGCGGGCCTGATTCTCGACACCCTGGACGTCAGCGGGCGCATGATCCGCTGCAAGGTGGAGGGCTCTCGCGAGCGCCGCGGGTGGTATGTCCTGCACGAACTCAACACCAGCAGCGGTGACGCGCTGATCGTCGGCACGTTCGGTGTCTGGCACGGCAATGACAACGGAGCGCAGAAGGTCGAACTGCGCAAGCGCGATAGCGCCTTCAGCCAAGAGCAGCGCGAAGCGCTCAAGCGCCGGCTGGCCGACGACCGTCGGCGAGCCGAGGCGGCCCGGTTGGAACAAAACCGGCGTGCGGCCGCTCGCGCGGCCTCGGCCTGGAACAAGGCGCTGGCCGATGGCGAGGCCGACTATCTGGTCGACAAGGCCGTGCAGGCATTTGGCTTGCGCTACGGTCGCAGTGGTGTCGCCTTGGTTCCGCTATTGGATCCGAATGGTGCGGTACATGGCCTGCAGGTGTTGCGCAGCGCAAAGCAGGCCAAGGCCGCGAACAAGCCGGCCAAGGAATTCTGGCCGGCGGGCCTCGCCAAGAAGGGCCACTTCCACCTGATCGGCGGCACGCCGCAGTGGATCCTGCTGGTCGCAGAAGGCTATGCCACCGCCGCCACCCTGCATATGGCCACTGGCTACCCGGTGGCGGTTGCCTTCGACGCCGGCAATTTGATGCCGGTCGCGGCTGTCCTTGCCAAGCGCTATCGCAGCGCCAAGGCACTGATCTGCGGCGACGACGACGTCCTGCAGAAGTGCCGCAAGTGCAAGTCGCGCCTGGTGCTGTCTGACAGCCCCGAGCTCTGTCCCACATGCGGCGAGCGGCACGAAGCCTCGAATGCCGGGTTGCTCGGCGCAGAAGCAGCCGCGCTCGACGTGGGCGGAGCAGTCCTGCTGCCGGCCTTCGCCGATGCGCCCGGCCGGTTCGAGCGCTTCATCGATACTGGCCGCAAGGTCAGTGACTTCAACGACCTGCACGTGCTGGAAGGGCTGCACGTCGTGCGCAGCCAAGTCGAGGCCCGCATCACGGAGCTTTCGTGGCGACCCCGTAGCGAAAATCGCGCGGCCTCAATCATCACCACCGGGGGCGCGGGGCAATCCCCGCTCAAGCCCATCGACTCGCTGGATGAGCTGCTGGAACACTTCGCCCTGGTGTACGGGCAGGGCGGCACGGTGTTTGACCACAAGGAGCATATGCTCATGGCGCTGGGCGACATGGGCCATGCGTGCGTGCGCCGTGAGTTGCACCGGGCGTGGATGGAGAATCCAAGCAGATCGATCGTGCGCGTGCGCGAAGTGGACTTCGACCCGTCCGGCACGAAGGAGGGCGTTACCTGCAACCTGTTTGCCGGCTGGCCCACCGTGCCGAAGGCCGGCGAATGCGGAAAGCTGCTGCACCTGCTGTGGCACATGTGCGGCAATGAATCCAACCAGAAGGCCCTGTACGACTGGTGCCTGAAGTGGCTGGCATACCCGCTACAGCACCCCGGCGCAAAGATGAAAAGCACCATCGTCATCCACGGCCCGCAGGGCACCGGCAAGAACATGTTCTTCGACGAATACATGAAACTGTTCGGGGACTATGGCCGCGTGCTGGACCAGGCGGCGCTGGAAGACAAGTTCAATGACTGGGCCAGCCGCAAGCTGTTCCTGCTGGCCGACGAGGTGGTCGCCCGCACCGAGGTATACCACCTCAAGAACAAGCTCAAGGCCCTGATCACTGGCGACCGGATCCGGATCAATCCGAAGAACATCCAGGCCTACGAAGAGGACAACCACGCCAACCTGGTGTTCCTATCCAACGAGGCCATGCCGGTTGTGCTGGAAGAAGACGACCGCAGGCATGCGGTGATCTGGACGCCGGAGAAGCTGACGCAGGAGTTCTACGAAGAGGTCATGGCGGAGATCCGTCATGGTGGCACGCCCGCGCTGCACGACTACCTGTTGCGCCTCGATCTGGGTGATTTCACCAATGGCACCAACCCGCCGATGACCGATGCCAAGCGCGAGCTGATCGGTTTGAGCCAGGACAGCCCTCAGCGGTTTCTGGATGAGCTCTATGGCAACGACATCCCCGGGGTGAAGCCGCGGCCGGCCCTGTCGAAGGAGTGGTACGAGCTCTACAAGGTCTGGTGCGGCAAGGAAGGGGTGCGGCCTGCGCCGAACCCCAAGTTCGTCAACGCCCTGGTGCGCAAGCGGCAAATCGTCCACCCCGACCGGGCGCGCAAACGCTACACGGTGGGGCAGACCACCCTTGGCCCACATGGGTTCCTGATGCTCGGCACCACCGCGCCGCAGGACGACCGAAGTGAGCAGGCCTTCTTGGGCGAGGAGCTGGTGGCGTTCCGTAGCGCGTTCAACGACTACCGGGGGCGTGCATGAGTCGCTCGCGCATCGACGTGCGGGACGTGTGGGCATTTTTGCGGGCATCTGTGCGGGCATTTGGCCTAGTGGCAGCAGGGCTG